CTTCCGATCTTGTGCCTTCTGCTCGTCGTATGACTTTTTCAGACGGTCGTAATCGTCCGGAGTGCCGAAGTGCAAACGGCAGTAGGTGACAACCGCACGGAACACGAGCGGATCCGTGATCATCGCATGCTCGCCATCTACTCCGGCAATCCCGAGATCAGCAAGCGCCGCATTTGCAAGCCCTTCGATCTCTTCGTTAAATTCATCGTCAACGACACGCATGCAGTCCTTAATCCTGGACAAAATAAATAACTCCATGTTTACCTCCGCCCGGCATTACTTCGCCGGTTTCTTTTTTGTTGCCTTTTTCGGTGTCTCTTTTGCTTTCTCTTCGGTTACGATCTCAGCAACACCAAGAGCACAAAGCCGGGAGGCTTCCGCATCTGATACGGTTGCCAGTCCCGGCTGTGCATAAATGTGGGTTGCAGCAGTCAGCTTGATCTGTGCCATGCTTAAGGCTTGAGAACCTTTGCAAAGCGAAGAGGAGCGACTACACCGATGGAGGCGAACTGCTTGCCTGTGATCTTAACAAGGTCAGCCTGTGCGCCTGTGATTTCGTCAAAAACATATTTGATCTCGTCGCCGTTCGGGAAGTTTGCAGCAAGGCCGTCTGCAGGATCGCCGACGATCATATAAGCCTGTCCGCTTGTTGCTGTTGCGTATGCAGGCAGATGATCGGTATAAATTACATCAAGGCCGTCGAATACATCGCCGACATTTGTGCCGGATGTAGCCTGGAGAGCCTTGAGCGCAGCACGTGTCTTTCTGTTCATGATGGCAACGATGTCCAGAGCTTCGGATGTCAGTTCAGCCTCAGCCATGACGATGGTGTCAGCCTGTAATGCCATTGTGAGGGATGCGACTGCCGGCTGTGTGGCGTTGGATGTCTGTGGCATTGCGAGGATTGCCTGGATTGCGATCTGCGCAGCCTTCTTGACGATTCTGTATGCGAGCTCGTCGTATACATAGTCGATCAGAGCCTGACCTCTGAGATTGTATACTTCGTCGGATACAGAAACCCATTTCTTGACTGTCTTCGGAACGAGAGTGACCACGCCAAGTGTGAGGTCTTCCTCTTCGATTGCCGGATCGCCTTCCAGATGGATCTGTGCCTCGTCGCCGGATATTTCAAAGCCAACGACATAGTTTCCCGGAAGGAATGTTCTGTTGACTCTGGACATCAGAGTTTCACGTTCCCAGGCTGTGCGGATTCTGTCTTCAACATAATCCGGAACGGCAACCTGTCCGCCTTCTTCTGCGTTCATGGAGAGCAGTGCACGGCATTCAGAGAAGTCCTTTGTGAGGATGCCTCTTGCGTATGCTTCCATGTACTTCTGTGTGTTTCTGATTTCAATGCCGTCATTGGATTCCGGTGCGCTCATTCTGCTGATGACGTTTGCATTGCCATCGTTAGCGATGCGCTGGCGGATTGTGCGTGCAGCCATTGCGCGCTCTTCGATTTGTTTCTTCTGTTCGATGAGGCTGTCTGCTTCTGTCTTCAGTGCATCAACATCCACACCGCTGAGGTCGCCGTCGAGAATAGATCTGATTTCTCTCAGTCTTGCGATAATTGCTTCGTAATTCATTTTTCCAACCTTTCCAAGCTGAGATCGATGCTCAGCTTTAGCGCTGTTGCGCTTTTCAATTCGTTCAACCGCTGAAGTCTCTCCGCTTCGAGCACCTGGATCACTCCGTCCGCAGCGCTACGGGCTGAAATATCAGTGCCATCATTTGCCGGAATGCCAACTGCAGATACGTCGTAAAGTTTACCGACCTTCGTGATGGTTCTGATCACCTTTAGAGTCTTGTTCTCGTCATCTCGTTCCTCGGATCGGCTCGATGCGCTGACCGTGAACTGCATGCTCATGCGGTCTACATAGCCGTTTTTAATGTCCGAATATAATCCCGGGCCGAGATCGGAACCAGACAAATTTGCACGGACAAACAGTCCCGTGTTGTCCGTCTGGATCTGCAGCGTGTCATTTCTGTTCCTTGCCATGACACGGCCTGCATGATCGTATAGAAATATGACATCCGTCATGTCAGTGTCATTAAATGCGTCACGCGCGACTTTCTCGACAACAGTCACCCTGTATCCGTTCCAGTCGTCATACGTGAACAGCTCATACTCTTCGTCGAACGTGGTGGCATGACCTTCGACGATCATGTTTCCGCCGTTTGCATCAAGATCAAGGGCACGAAACTCCGGATGCAGGTCGTTGCGCCTGAACTGTCTGCCGGCCTCGATCTTTTTCAAAATTTTTTCTAAATTCTCATTCATTGTTTTCACCTCCTGCATCGGTTCCGTCTCTTGTAAAAGAGCCGTCCTCGCTGATTGTTATGTATTCGCCTCTGATGATGTATGCCTGGCCTTGTCCGTCCGGGAGCGGTGGCATGTTCCACACATCTCTCACGTCGTCCCGGTTCCAGACCCCTCGGTCAAACATCGCAGACGATACGTCTAGCTTTTCTTTTGTCGTCATGTACTGGAGCCGGTTCGCCGTTGCCATCAGCAGTGATCCTTGCGCCCTCTCGCGGTCTGAAAAAAGCGCTTGTGTCATGGTCTCGGAGAACTGGATGGAGAACGGTTCCACGACTGACTCGTAGAAAGCAGACCAGGCATCGCCGTATGCTTTCGACTGAAGGATGTCCTCGTTGACTGCAAAATAGTTATAGACCGAAGTTCGGATCTCCCTGAGCTCGGCCTCTGGCACTGTATAGCCTTTATTCTGCAGCTCCTTGATGTCTGCGTATGTGTTCGGAAAAAGCAAGAGCCCTCCGTTTGCCTCGTCTGCTTTCAGATTTGCCTCGCTGAATCTCTGTCTTTCACGCTTCAGATCCTCGGTGTTTGAGAAGTTTGTCATTCGTGCGGTGAATCTGTACGTTGCGCCGTTTTTGATCGCTTCCTTGATGCCTTCGTTGTTCATATGGACGAGGCTCATGGTAGGATCAAGCGCATGGTTCGTCTCACCAAAAAAGTCGTCCTTGTATTGAAACTTCGTCAAGATCGCACACTCTTCCAGATAGTCCGCCGCTCTCTCTCCGTTTGCAAACTCGTAGCGGAGGAACGGAGTGCCGTCATCATCCTGGACAATCTCGCACTTTCTCGGGAGCACCGGATAATATCCGACCGGGTTCATCAGCTCGTCATACACCGGCACGATAACCGCCGTGTTCTGCATATCCAAGATCGTGCTGACCCTGTAAAGGAATTGCGACCATGTCTGCCAGTTGTTCGGCTTGAGTCTCAGCTTTGTCTGCAGTGTCGGTCTTGCCGCTCCCTGAATCTCGACCTTCAGCTTCGAGATGTGTCTCGCCCTGGCATCGATCGCGGATCTGACCAGCTCCGACTCGTACAGCTTGCCGTTCCAGGTTGTAAAGTGCGGGCGGTATGCCGTCAGCGTCCGGAAGTAGCTGTCCGCTTCTCTGCTAAGCTCCACGTTTTTCGGCTTAAAAATGAAATCAAATAAGCCCATAATGTTCACCTCTCATTTCTCAGCTGTCCGCCGATCTCGGAATACCACTTCTGACGGACTGTCATGGCATCCAATAGCGCGGCAGTGCCGTCAATATGTACATTGGCCGATACTTTGATCAGCCTCTTTCTCTGTGTCTCTGCGTTTGTCTTTAAAGCGCTGTCTAACAAATGAATCTTCATCAGATCGTTGTCACCGATGTGGATCTTCCTGTCCTTGATCAGCCCCTCGGTCTCGTCAATTACCGGAGACAGGTTCTCGCCCTGATAAACGTCATCCATGTGAAAACCGTATGTCTTCATGTCCTGCGTTAATATCTGACTATTGTATCTGTCGTATCCGACCTTTAGCGGTAGGATTTCATACTTCTCCACGAGCATCTTGAACCATGCGAGACAGTCACGATAGTCGACAAAGTTCTCGCCCGATTCCTGCAGAAATCCCCTCTGGATGTAAATCTTATATGGGACGTTGTCCCGAGCCGTTGCTTCTTCGATCTTCTCTTTTGGTAAAAAGAACTTAGGGAAGACATACAGCTCGCCGCCTTTCTCGATCACGACCAGGCATGCGGTCAAATCGGTGGTGCGTGACAAGTCGATGCCGCCGACACAATAGCATCCCCGGAAATCCTCGAGCTTCAATTCAGATCCGACGCACTTCATCACGTCGGTGCTGTTCAACCATGCCATCGAGCTGTTTTGTTTAATGTTTGCGTATTTGCAGATAAACTCACTGCGTTTCGAAAGCGATCCCTCGGCGATGGCGATCTCTTCCAGGAGATAATCAACCTTGATCGATACTCCCAGGTTCGGGTTGCTCTTTCTCAGCTCATTGATGTCGTTCCACTTCTCGACGTCGTCGATCATGTACAGGAAGGGCAGCAGTCTCTTTTCCTTGCTCTCGCCCAACAAAAAACGAGTTGATCTTTTCATCAGCTCGTCAAAGATTGAATCGTTAATGTATCCGGATGTGGTACAGGAAAGAAGAATCGACTCCGCTCTTGCGCCCATCCCTGACTTCATGACCTCGTACTGTTTGAGTCCTTTGTCGCCTTCCCACGATGCAACCTCGTCGCAGATAGTAAGCGAAGGATTAAAGCCGTCCGACTTCTTGGCACTGAATGCGATCTTTTTACACATCGAATTGTTCGCCGGAATGTAGAGATCGCCCTGCCTGTGCCGCTCAAGATCAGAGTCATCGACACGGTTGTGGCCGTTGCGCTCTTCCTCGATCTGCCTCTTTCTTTCGACATAATCCGGATCGATCTGAGTCATCGCCCAGATTGAGCTATAGATGAGATCCGCCTGGTCGATCTTCGGTGCAATGTTGTAGACCCTTGTTCCGTACCCGCCACACTTCCAGATGTAGCGTGCGATGGCGGATGCGAGCAACGATTTACCATTCTTTCGCCCGATGACAAGCACGCACTCTCTGAACTGTCTCGCTCCGGATGAATCTACGATCCCGAACAGACAGGAGAGAAAAGCCTTTTGCCATAGCTCGAGCCGTAGCGGATTCGGTGCCAGATCGCCCTCGGTATGACAGCAATGCGCCTCGATCCAGTCGATCGCATGGTGCGCTTTCTTCGCATCGTAGAAAAAAAGACCATCCTGCAGGCCTTTCACGATGTACGCATACAGCATCCGGATCCATTTGCCGACGATTACGCGCCCGTCACGAATCTGCTGATAGTAACTCAGAATATAGTTCTCCATCTGCCTCCTGATCTGCTTATCTCCGGATAAATCCGCCTGTTGATTGCTTACTCTCGTGTAAAATGAATAAAAAGAGTCATACAGCCGGTCTTAGGCCTGTGCGGTATTCCGCCACGAATAGGGGGGATATATTCGCACCGACGTGTTGCCCGTTTTCGTGCCGTTTGAGCGCGATCTCACTTGATCCGAACTCTGCCCAAGTCGTCGAGCTCGTACCGTCTTGCGTGCGCTCCGTGTCGCTTCTGGTGGCACTCCCTGCAAAGGCTCACAAGGTTGTCGAGGTTTAGGCTGATGCTCGGATCGTTAATGTTCTCTGGTGTCAGCTCGATGATGTGGTGAACCTCTTCCGCCGGTGTGATGATGCCGGCACGCATACAGTCCACGCACAGGTATCTGTCACGCTTTATCGCCGTCTCTCGAACGATTTGCCACTGTCTCGATTTATAAAACCTCTTTGCGAACTCTTTCATGATTAATAAAAGCCGGAGCTAGGAAAAGATAAGAAAAGGATTCTCCGGCAAATTAAAAGAAGGCTGAACCCCTTGCTCGCCTTCTTTCATGTGTACAATATAGCAGATTTAATCGGTCCGTGACGGTCCGCTTTTAGTTTATCAGCCCGAAATATCTGTAGACTCTTTTCTTCGCCGTGTCTGAATATTCATAATTAAGAATCCTCTGCGTGCATCTCGCCCAGCTGTCCCCGAGTAAGTAGTGCGCACGGATGATCGCCCTGAGCTCATGGTCTTCCACAGTTAGAAGCCACGCCTCGATTTCTTCCAGTTCATGAGCGAGCTGTGCGGTCAGTGCTTCGGCTTTCTCCTGCAGCGCCATGATCCGGGACACTGCTCGTTCTGTGGGATTGCCCGGTATTGATGATCCGAGACCTTGGTGTCCGTTTGGCGATGAGATCGGGAAGTAAAGCGTGTCGATCTCTCTTTGTATCTCGACCACTTCCTTCTGGATGCCTCTGAACTGTCTCAGCCTCTCGAGAGTCATGTCACTCATCCCGAGCCCTCTTTCTCTCAGCAAGGTGACAGTATCCGCTCTTGCGTGCCAGTCCATAAACCTTCCACTTACGGCACCGTGTGAGTCCTGAGACCGGATTGACTTCCTCGAAGTATCGGCAGTTCTCGCACAGTATGACAGGCATCCGTCCGTCACGCCTATCGATCTTAATCGGAATCATCCCCATCCTCGTCCTCCTCTTCGAATATGTTTTCAATATCACCGTCTAAGAAGAAGATCACGATCCCGTCCCATGCCAACACAACCAGTGTCAGTATCACGCCTATCGCAATCATCATGGCTT